CTAACCATAAGGGCATACCCTTAGTTTGTAGTTGTTTAATGTACAGGTTTAGGGCTTCTGAGCAGTTCTGATAGTCCTGTGGGGTTGGGCTATCTCCAGCACCAATTACTCCCAATACACGGAGTGCCCCATTAATAACTGCGTCCCTAGATTGTGAGTAAGTGGTTGTCATATTATTCCGCTTTTGGTTCTTCAGTAATTAAAGCATACTGTTGTTGGAGCTTTTGTAGCAATGGATATGCTCCTGATTCAGTGGGTAGCTGTCCTACTACACGGAGGATAAATGCTGCTTCTTGGTCTTCTAATGTAAATGTTTTCATGCTTTTCCCTTATAGTGCTGAAATAACAAATGCTAAAAGTTCTTCGTATCTTACACCAAGCTGAGTTACTTCAATCGCTCCTGGTGTTTCAGAAGTATAGGGGAAACCTTTTTCATCTTGTGTTTTTCCGTCTAATACATACCAAGTATCAGAACAAAACAATCCATAATCATCTGCATTTAACCCCACAGTTTCAAATATTTGTTTAACTTCTTGAGCTATTACGCCAATATGAATGCGAGCTTTATCGCCTTTTTCTTTTACAGAATCGTTAAATTTAAAAGTTTTTAAAGCCTTTTTAATGCCAATTGCAGCATCTTTTTCTGCTTGGTTTAAATCACGAATCTGTTGTTTTTGACTTGCATCAGAAGTATTGATAGTTCCAGTAGTAGCATAAACAGTTGTGTATCTTTTGCTTCCATTACCTAAAGATATAACATTATCTACAGTTGGGATAAATTGACCATTATTGTATTGAACGCCATTACCGTTATATATGGATAACAAAGAAACTGCCGTGTATCCGTAAATAGCTGTTCCATTTGATAAATCAATATAAGCAGAAGAATCTGTAAACTGTAATTTAGATATGCCACTCATTAAAATATTAGCATCTAAATCTGTATAGCTTGTATATGAATCAATAGGAATTGTTGCAGGAGCTACAAAGTTAGTTGTTCCAGCAATAAATACTTTTGTTCCAGACAATAATGAAGTAGCAACGGTTCTATCAAAAGAAGCACTAATTGTTGCCAAAGCAGAAGTTCCTACTGCAAAACTTACTCCAATTAAATTTAATTGACCTGTATATCCGCTTTGTGTTTTATTTACAAAAACAGGAGCAGCAACTCCATTTGGTGAGCCTACTGCACCAAAAGCAACAAGAGTATTTAAGAATGTAATACCACCAGACCACCCATAACCATTTCCACCGTTATCAGTCCAAGGAGAAGTTGTAGTTGTTGGTAATGTTGCAGCATTAGTCCAAACCATACCACTTGATTCAAAATGACATCCACTAACTAACAATCCTGTTACTGGGCCAGTTCTAATAATGATTGTATTAAATTCGCAATTATTTTCATTAAGAACCCAAGAATCGCCACCAATATCATAAGCAATATAAAATCCGTATGCTCTACCACCATTTACGTGGCAATTTCTACCGCCACCTGAATATCCACGGCTATATGGATTAGGATTTGTTCCACTATCTCCAACCAAGAAGGTATCGTTAAAAGCTGCAGAAATTGTTTCAAGCATATAAATACAAGTACCTTGAGCTTGTATAAAACAATTTTCAACTTTTACTCTACCTGTGTAAAGTAATTTTAAACAGCCTGAAGAATTAAGTGCAGAACCATTATTTGCGTTAACAAGTTTTAGCCCATTAATGTAATACGGCTCATAATACGTAGATGGAGCAGTACCTGAAAAATCCATCAAATAACCATCAAAATTACCAAAAATAGAAGGTGATTTATCTTGATAGCCTTGACCATAAATACTTACTTGCTTTGCTTTAAGGTCTAAAGTTGATGTAATTTTGTACGTTCCATAAGGAACCGTTAAATAGAAACCATTAGCAGCAGCATAATTAATAGCATTTTGAAGTGCCACAGTATCATCAGTTGTACCATCGCCGGTAGCGCCAAAATCTTTAACAGAAACCCATTCAGCTAATTTTTCATTAATAGGCCTATTAATAGCGCCAACTGGAACTGAAGTTCCATTTTTTAAATCTACTTTTGGTATTAAAGTTGTCATAATTTTATCCTTTTATCCTGCTACCCAAGCAGTTCCGTTATCAAATACAGGGCATTTTATTGCTCCGCCACCGACTATTACTGTTAAAAATGTTGGGGCTAAAGCATCGGTTACATACGCTTTTCTTCCTACAGTTCCAGCCGCCGGAAGTGTCGCTACAGTATATCCTTGTGTTCTTACTGTTCCAGTAACGCTTAAATTAGCTGCACCTGGGTCTGTAGTGTTACCAATGGAAAAGCCACCTGAAGAAAAAAATCTTCCTACTTCATTACTATTTGAAAGAAACTTTAAACCATAACTATTAAAACCGCCAATATTTATAAGGCTATTTGTTGAATCAATACCAAACTCGCCGCGTTTTGTAGTTCCAGATTGATATAGCTCAAAAAAAGCATTGTTTCCAGTTGAAGCATTTAATGTCATACCGCCAAAACTAGATGTGACGTCTAAATAAAATATATTTGAAGCACCAAAGACACCGCCAGCGCCAGATAATAAGAATTGTGACCCAGTATATTTAAAATTATTACTAGAACTAAAAGCACTTGTTCCATTTCCATAAGGAACGTATCCAGCAGTAAGAGTTGTTAATCCTGTCCCACCGTAAGCAACACCAACAGTAGCACCGTTCCAAGTAGCGGTAGTAATTGCACCACTGGAAGAAAGTTGCATTAATTTAGTAGTTGCTACGCCAGCATTATACCATTGAAAACCATCTCCAGCAAATGCACTAAAACGACCAAAGCCAGTTGCATAGTCCATTACTAGACCATCGCTAGGAGCAGTAGCAGTAAATGTTCCTGTAGTTGCTAAACCAGCAGAAGTAGTTAATTGACCACTAATAGCTTGGTCAGCATTAAATGTATTTGTCTCGTCTAATTTAGGAAAGTCATTAAGACTTGCACGAACTAAACGAAGAGACACTATCGCACCTGCAGCAAACGCTGTAGCTGAAGTACCGTCTTGTGCTCTAGTAATAGCAAAAGTAGTTCCTGTTACTGCAGTAACTTTAACAATCTCAATAGTTGTTTGAGTAGCAGCGTCAGCTAATGTGCAATAAAAATATTGAACTCCAGTAGGTGAAGGAAAGCCTGTCGCAGATGTAACCGACATTGAGGTTGCACCACTTGTAATACCACCATTTAAAGTAGTATTACAGTTATTAGCGAAAAGCATATTAGGCATCTAATTTGTCCTATGAAGTTATAAACTCAACAACATCATTTACATTTAATCCAAATGAAAAAGTAATTGATGTATTTGATGTTTCTACATAATTTAAGGTATTAATTTGTTTGCTTCCATTTACAAAAACATACAAATTAGCGCCACCAATATCATATTGAAATGGTATTGTAAATACTGTTTGCCCTTGAGTTGCAGTTTGATATGATTGATTTTGAGCAAATCCACCAGTTGCATAGTTCATACCAGCAGCGGTAATACGTAACTGAACGTTATCACCCATGTTCCAATACAAAGGTGATGTGCCTTCTTGTCCACGCTCAATAGTGAAAATATCACCTGAACGAGCAGTACATTTAACAATCTCAATGATTGGGCCACTTAGACTGATTAAACTAACGTAGAAGTAATCTCCACCTACTGGGCTTGGAAATAGACTTCCAGCATTAGCAGATACCTGCATTGTTGTTGCAGTATTAGTTATTCCAAAAGCCAAATAAGTGGCTGCGTTATTCGTATATAAAGGACGGCCCATATATTATCCTAGTGTATATGTATCGTTGACAGCAAATCCGTCAACTAATTCAATTGTTGATTGCACAATACTGTATTCGTCTGGAGCCTGTGGTCTAGAAACTGGTACAGACATATTATCTCGTACACCCTTTACATAGTCTTGAGGCTGGCGAATCTCCCAGTCGTAGCTACAAACGTACAGCCCATCCCAACGTAACTTTAATTGCGAAAACTTGTATTTGTGACCACAAGCATCACATATACCGTTGTAATCGCCATTACGTAAGAAATCTGCGTGACCCATTTATATCTCCGTTGGGGAATAAACTGGGATGTCACCAATACAGGTGTAAACGTTACCCTGATTAGTACCACAAGTCATAATCAATCGGTAAGTATTATCAGCGACACCGCCAATAACCCTTTGAGATGCCTTGCCTAATGTAAATACGGGCGTTCCTGAAAGGATGGCAGATGGGTTTGTATCTGTACCTTGTGCTGTAATAGCAGTGCAAGTAGCCGAGGTTAATGTCTCGGATGGTTGCAGGACAGGGTTAAAATCAAAGCTAAATACCTCTGATTCTGGTACTAGCTTGTAACTAAATTGTGACATTATTTTTTACCTCTTTTAGCCATACCTCTAGTCCATCCATCTGGAATAGTATCATTTGGCAATATAATTTTGTTTTCAAAACCATTGGTAATTCTTATTTTTCCATACATTGGGTTATTTTTTCCTGCAGAATGGAATTTAATCTTTTCAATAGATTCTTTAGTATGTGGTATTCCTAACCTATATTTGTTTCCAAAAAGAGATTTTGATATTTTTTCTTTCCATTCTTTTGTTTGTTTTCTGCCTACATTAAATGTATGTCCAACGTTTCGACCAATAGCTTTTTCTGATAATTTCTTTTTAGTTTCTTCAGAATGTTTATGACCAGATATACCTTCGCCACCATCAGTGTAATTGCATAGTTTTACGCCAAGCCTTCTTAATTGGTCAATTCTTTCTTGTTCGCATAAAAATGCCAATTCTTCATCTAAATTTTGAGCAACTATATTTACGGTAAAACCATGTTTTTTGGCAACTCTTTTCCAATGTATGTTTCTGTCGCTTTTTGAGCCACTTCTATAGCCAGTGCCTTTGCCAACGTAAAATACGGCATTAGTATCTTTTGTTATGTGTTCATATACATAAAACTGGCTCATTTTGAGACCTTTTTATTACTTGTGTTTGCAAGGACGTTCCGTTGCTTATACAAGTCAACGAGACGCTCTTTAAATTGTACTACGCTCAACCGTTCTTTATAAAGCTCTGTTACCCTGTCTCGGAAGTCCACCGTAAAGGTATAGCGAATTACTGCCCCTAATTTGGGGAAAAACTCACGGACTAATGTTGCTATTGTAGCCGAAATAACGGCTAAAGTAACAGATATTTGTTTAAATAGTGATGCTGTAGTGGTGGATGTGACCGCAAATAACTTGTTGATTAATTTGTTAACTCTTGCGGTAGTTGTGGATGTAACGGATAAGATTACGCCAAGCACAAACCTATGAATTAAAGTAACCGTGCTTGTAGATACATAACTTAGGGTTTTCCCTATGTATCGAATAAATGTAGCGGTTGATGTACTGACCACAGAAAGCGTCTTTAACGACTTTTTAATGATAGATGCTGTGGTAGCAGATACCACGGTCAGTTTTGCCGTTATAGAGCGAATTATGGACGCTGTAGACGATGAAATGACAGATAGTGTCTTGGCTATAGCTCTAACAAAGGATGCTGTAGTCGTAGATGTAACTGACAAGAATTTATTAGCTGACTTAATTAAAGTTGCAGTGCTTGTGCTAACTACACTCTTAATTAAATTAACTGTTCTGACAAACGATGCTGTTGTGGTGGAAGTTGCCGATTTAGTGACTGCAATAGCCTTTTTAATGCTTATTACCGTAGCCTCTGTGACCGACAAAAGGATAAGGTGAAAGGCACTTTCTGTAATTACTGCTACAGACATCTCACTAACAAGGGTTAAAAATTTACCTATAGCTCTTTTAAAACTAGCTGTAGTAGTAGATGTAACCGCTAATAGTTTATTGGGTAATTTGACTATTGTTGCTGTAGATGCAACGATTGTTGCCGTAATGGTCTTGGCTATTGCCCTGACAAATGAGGCTGTCGAGGTAGCCGATGCGGATAATGCTTTAAGTATACTGGCTATTCTAGAGATGGTGCTAGTGCTCGTAGATGTTACAGATAATGTAGGAGTAAGAGTTATCGTATCCTGGTCATTAATTGCAACTCTATTTACACTAGACCCATTTATTGCCATTTTTAACTAAATTGTACTTTTACCGTAAACTGAATTGAGTCACCACTGTTTAGCGCAATACCTGTAAAGTCACCCTTTACAAACAAGTTACCAGATGACACAGCATCAAACGTACCAGCATTGGTAATGGTTTGTGATGTTCCAGAGGTTAATGTTCCTACAACTTGAAATGTATCATTAGTTGTAGAAGTTGTTTGTTGAGATGCTGTACCAGTAGTACGAGTCGCAGGAGAGCTAGATTCAGTAAATAAAGTCGTGTCAGTTGCCGCAGTAGTACCAGCACCAGTTCCCCATGCTACATAAAGGGGTGTGGTTCCAGCACCGTTAATACGGTTAGTAACAACGGCTTTTCCTGTGTTTACTAGGAGTGTAGCCATTTTTTAATTCTCCAAATAATTCGTTTAATTGGGTTTTTATGCCAGTAATCAATAACGCCCAATTCCTCTACTGTACCGTCTGCACGGGTAACTGTAGCAATAAATTGGATTTCTTTAGCGTTGCTGATTGCGTGTTGCATAATTAATCTTTGATAATTTCTAAAACAATTACAAATGATGTATTTAAGGTAGTTGTTGCACCACCCAAAGTTGTCAAAGTAATATTGCCATTAGGTGTTGTTGCG